GAAACCGCAACCGGCCAGGCCAGCCAGGCGACGTTGACGGCGACGGCGGCGGCGCGCGTGGCAACGGTGGCCTGGGCAGAAAATCACATTTCCATCGGGCGCGCGACGAACACTGAGCCGGCGATGTTTGCGGCGTATGACGTGGGGGACATTGTGAAAGCTCAACTGTTTCTAAAATCGTCCGAGTGGGCGTATGATGGGAATGTGCGCATTGTTTCGCGCGAGTGGTTCCCCGACGGCACCTGCGCGCTGGAGGTGATAGAGTGGGCGTAGCGCATCAGTTACTCGAACGCGACCACGTGGTTGGCAATGTGCTGGACGAGGTGGCGGCCTTGCGCGCGCGGGTGGATGAACTGGAAAAGCGCGCCATGATTGGGCAAATCGGTCCCTATACGACGACCGCGCCAGCGGCCGCCGGATACGTGACACTCATCATCTATGTGAATGGAACCGCTACAACGTACAAGCTGCTGGCGGCAGTATGAACAAAATCCCCTCTTGCCACAGAGGGGACATGGGATACCTGGCCGGGCCACGGCCAGCGATGGCGATCCTCTCGTGTTCGCCAAGGTCCAACTCAATTGTACCAAGTTTAGATAGTGGTGTCAATATTACACTAAATACTCGGAGCTAGAGCCGCCAGTTGGCGACAGGCGAGGCGACCCGGTGGGCCGCCTCGATGTCTGTCTGGGCAATGGCGAGATAACGCTTGACCATATCCAGCGTGGTGTGGCCCAAGATGCGCTGGAGCGTGTAGATGTCCCCGTGGTTGCGCAGGAATTGAATGGCGAAGGTGTGGCGAAAGCGGTGTGGGTGCGCATCGGCGACGCCGGCGCGCCCGCCGATCCGCATGATGACGTGGTACAGCTCGCGGGCCGGGAGCGGCCGGCCAGACCTCGAGCTGGGAAACAGAATGGCGTCTACCCGTTCTTCTTTGCGCAGGGCGATGTAGCGCCAGAGTAGCTTGCCGGTGGATTCACTGAAGGGAATCTGGCGTTCTTTGGACCCTTTCCCCATTACCAGGATGTGACGCGCTTTGAGGTCTACGTCGCGGAGGCGCAGCCCGCATAACTCTGAGGCGCGGATCCCCGTATCGAGCAGTATATAGATGATGACGCGGTTGCGCTGCGCGGTGGGGTTGGCGTGCTGACATTCGCGCTTGCCGGGGCGCGTGTAGGGCGTGGATTTATCCACGGCGGACAGGAGTGATTTTATCTCGGCCTCGGTGAAGGGGGCGATCACACGCTCTTCCGGCTCGGGCGGGGCGATGTCGCGGACGATGTTGCGCTCGACCAGGTCCTCGCCGAGCGCCCAGCGCCATAGGGCGCTGAGGCCGGTGTGGTGCCCCAACGCGGTTTTGCCGCTGAGATGATCCAGGCCGAGCATAAAACGCTGGATGTCTTGCTTGGTGATGTCGCCGATGTCGGGATCGCCTTCGAAGAAGCGTTGGAAGCGATTGAAGATGTGTTGGTAAAATACAATGGTATTGGGGCTGAGTCGGCGCGCGCCCGCATCGAGCATGTATCCGTCGATGGCTTGGGAAAGTGGTAGGCTAGTCATGTGTCCTCCGGTTCTAGAACGCCTGTTTCGGTAATGTGAAACCAGTACAGGTAATTGGGTGAGACGTTTTTTTATACCGGAAGAACAGAGGAGTCGAGTGGGCAGCGGTAGGGCGTTTTGCTCGCCTGGGTCGCACCGATGAGCACATGATTGGCTGGGTGGGTTGCCTATGTGCTCATCGGTTTGGAAAAGTCGGGGCGAGAGGATTTGAACCTCCGACCACTTGAACCCCATCTATCAGGTTCCAACCCCTTACCGGTGAACACATAGCATGTCTGTGGACATGCCTATGTGCGCGTCGGTTGCCGCGAATAAAGTGCGCAGCGGTTGCGCGTTTTCCTCTATTCTTTCGCTTCTGTTTTTCCTCGATTTGGCTGTATCGGTAATGCAGGTTATCAATACACAGTGTCCTCGCAGGCTAATCCATCATGGTCTCTATCCAGGTCGTGAATGTCATTCCCCAGACCGCCACATTTTATGAAGCAAGCCTGTGCTTGTGCCTGACTATGAAAGTCTGGGCAATTCATTACGTTGCCTTGCTCGCATGGGCAATCGGATGATTCATACGTCGGCGCGGACGTCGAGGTGGGCCAGGGCGTGATGCTTGGCCGTGCGGGTGCCGTTGGTTGCGCTGTTGGAATTGCCGTAGGCTGAACCATGACGGGCAGCGATGTGTTCGTAGCCGCGCTCGATGGCCTGGATGTGTCCGATGCGCGCGCAGTGGGCGACCTGGTTGCTGACGGTAAAACCTGCGTCATTGTTGGCGTTGCAAGTGATTTGGTTGGCGCCGATGCGGGCGCTTGGGTTGGCTGTGCCATTGGAATCTCGATGGAGCGCGGCGCCGACGTGGCCGGTGCTGGCCGGGCCGAGCGGGTGATGATGTAGGGCTGCGTTGGCTCGACGGCGGCAGCCGGCGGCCGGATGGCGTAGGTGATGGCGCCACCCAGGGCGGCCAGGCCACAACAGACCGGCACGATGATGAGAAGCGCGGCGGCGGCGTTGTAAAGGTGCTTGTTCATCCCCCTACCCTGCACCGAGGATGACTGGGCCCAGGCGAACGATTTGCCAGCGGCGTGTTGGACGGGCGCGCATTCCATCCAGGATAATGCCCCACTCGCTGCGCGGGACATGAAAGAGTAACACCCAATCAAGCGCGATTGTCTGAAGGACTAGTTTCCAATCCACGACGTTTGTCAGAGGCATAGCTGAGAAGCATCTTTAGCCATATGGCGCGTTCCTCTGGGCTGAGGAACGCAAAGGCTTCGTTGATGTCGTGTACTGTTGTTTCGTCCATTGGGGTGATGGACTCTATCATGCCAGCGCGTTCAAAGACCTCTCGTCTAGTTATGCCAAAGGCGCGGGCAACGCCTATCAAGAAATCAGGGCCGGGCTGAGAAAATCCTCCAATGACTTTGGCCCACATCGAATCCGAGACGTTACCACGTCTGGCTGCCTCGCTGCGCGACCATCCACGTCGTTCTAACTCTTCGTTGAGCCAATCAGTAAATGATTCCATGCTTGCAATATCGTACTACGAGTTTTTATGAATTTGGTGCGAATAATTTGTAATGTATTGACATTTTACCACATTGCATGCTACAATCTGGAATGTATTCAAGATTATCTGTAAAGGAGTCAAGATGGATGAGGAACGTGCCGTAGCTCAGAACGTAACCCTCTACCCTTCTCAGGTTGCGAAGGTAGAGCGGATAATGAACGCCCTCAAAATCCGCAAGTTCAGCCAGGCGATCCAACGATTGGTTGACGATGCTCCAGAGCCATGCGCTGAAAAGCCGGACACCGGCGAACGTGTAGCAATCGCCGGGAACATCGGCGCAGCGTAATGTGTATGGCCTCCGCGCGCTCCCCCAGGGGACGCCACCGGAGGCCATGCGCGTTATAGAGTTCACTTGAGGTGAGCATGAACGAGTTTTCCCTTGAGGATACCTTGCGCGATCTGCACGACATCGCCAGTAAAATCGTCGCGCATTTTCCAGCAGAATTTGGCCGGTTGCACCTGGCCGCCGACCTGATTCAGCACCATCTGGTTGACTTGCTTCCACCCCCGCATCCGTCTCAGGCTGACGTGGTAAAGGCGAAGGCCGCTGACAGGACGCGAACGCAACACGCCCCAAAAGCCGCACGTGGCGCCCGCCGTGGTACGGCCCCGGCCTCGACGACGACCTATGCCTGCCCGAACTGCGAGCGGACGTTTGCCAAGGCGGGCTATCTGAACAATCACCTGGCACGCGAGCACGCATCGAGCGTTGCCCCGGATGCGGATTTATCATCGACGCGGGCAATAAACGATTAGGCAACAACAAATGCTGCGCTTGTGAAGGTATATTGTGAGGGTGGATGACATGTTGTATTTAGCCGCAGCGTGCTTTTTTATCTTCATTATTGCGGTCATTGCCGGGCTGAATTCATAGTCTCGGTAACGCCGATTACCAGTATAGCGTCCTTTAGCCGGGGGGGCACCACCGGGCTGGCCCCAGGATTTGATATGGATACTCGTCAAGCTCTAGTTTTGCCAATTATGCCGGACATGGGTCTGGCTCGCCCAGGGCAGCCGCGTTTTGTGTTCGACGAGGCGGATCGGGTGGCTGCCGACAAGCGACAGCGGGACCGCACGATCGAGGATATGGACAAGGCGCGGCGGTATCCCGATTTGTATGGCCAATGGATGGCCGGCGGGTGGCGCTGGCATGGCAAAAAGTGTTCGACAGAAACGCAGCGGTCCTATGCGCGCGCGGTGGAAGTCTTTACGACGTTTGCGCTGGAGCAATTGGATAACCTATCGTACCGTGACCAGGACGGCATTTTGCGGGTGGCGATGTGGCGCGTGCACGGCCAGGACGTGGTGCGCTGGCAGAATGTGATGCGCGCGGCTGAACTGAGCGAGACGACGATCAATTTGCGGCTGGCCGGGCTGTCCTCGCTGTTCAAGTTCCTCAAACGGCAAGAATACGTTCACCCTATCACGGGTGAGATGACATACTTTTGCCTCAGCAACCCCTGCGAGACGCCGATCCGCACCAAGATTGATCCGTTCAAGTCGGATTCTGCCACATATATTTCCTTTGACGAGTTCCAGGCGCTGCTGCGGCGGATTGACCGCAGCCGGCTGGAAGGGCTACGGGATTACGCCCTCATCCTCAGTTTGTTCCTCACCGGCCAGCGGTCGCACGCTATTGCCTCTCTGCGCTGGGGGGATATTGAGCACCCCAAGAGCGACAGTACGCCGATTTTTTACACCTGGGAGAGCAAGGCGAAAAACGGGCGCGACGAGCTGCTGAGGCCAGCGTATGACGCTATCCTGGCCTATCTCAAGGCGGCCGGGCGGCTGGACCGCATGAGCAAGGATGACTATGTGTTTCAGCCGTTGAGCGACGTGGGTGTGCGGATGGCTGAGCGCAAAGCGGAACTGGCGGGCCGCACTATCCGCACGCGCGGGGAGAATCACTTGAGCGGCGCGCGGGTCAATCGCATCGTCAAGCACGCGGCCAAGCGCGCGGGGTTGGCTGAGGAGCGGATACACACGCACATCACGCGGCACAGTTTTGCGATCTGGATGAGCGAGAACAATGTAGGCATCGAGGAAATCCAGCGCACGTTGCATCACAGCAGCCCGGCGACGACGGCGATTTATCTCAAGGCGATGAAGCGAGACCGGCATCCGATGTGGGCCAAGATTGGCAGTTTTTTTGAGGGAGTGTGAGATGGACAAGGTGGCTCTTCGAAAGGCTATTGAGAATTCGGTGCGAGAGTTTTCCGAGAGACGGGATTACTTGGGCATGAGCCAGATTTCTCGATGCCCGCTGGCACTCTATAACGACATGGTGAAGGGCGGTGTTTCCAATCGAGTCGGGCGCTTGATGTGCCACGAGGGTTATTTGCACGAGCGAGACGTGCTAGAGCGCATGATAGCGGCCCAGTTCAACGTGGTTGACCGCGGCAAGGAATTGGTGGCCGGGTTTGATGGACGGGTCAGAGGTCACATTGACGGCGCGTGCGAGGGAAACTTGCTGGAGGTCAAATCGCTTAGCATCGCGCGGTTTGACCTGGTGCTCATGCACGGCGCGTTTTTTGAACACATGGACCAGTGCCAGATGTATATGCGATACGGCGGCTATAGCCGGGCGCTCATCATCTATAAATGCCGCGAGTCGGGCGAGTTGTTTGTGTACTCGCTGAACCGCTCAGAGGAGCGCGGGGAACGCTTGGAGCAAAAGGCCAAGGATGTTCTAGCGGCCGTTGATTGCCGGTTCCCGCCTCGGTGCGAGTGTGGAAAATGCAAGAGATGACGATTCCGTTGGAAATTACGTTGGCGGCGCTGCGCTGTTATCCTGCCCGGGGCGTGCAGGTGGACCAGTTGGAGGTGTTTACTGGATGCAGCGAGGGCCGCGTCAAGGAGATGATTGCCGAGTTGCGCCGGCGGGGGTGGCTGATCGTCGGGAGTTTCGGCAAGTACCGCATCGCGCAACAGGCTGAGGAGGTGCGCCAGCTATTGACCGACCTGGAGAATCAGGAACGATTGTTGAGCGAAACGCGGGCAGCCATCACCGCATCGGCGCGCCTGCGGTTCGGAAACGATTTTTTTGTTTGTACCGGTAATAGATGTTACCGGGACGGGGGAAACGATGGTGGAAAATCGCAAGCCGCTGGCGCTGATGGTGCTGAACATGGGCAAGGTTGTGCAGTTCGAGGTGGACGGAATTGTGCTGGAGCGCCGGATAGTGATTACGGCCATGAAGCGCGATGAAGAGATCAGCCAAGCGTCTCCGGTGGGGCATTTCATCGGGAATGCTCAGCCGGGCGTGATCGGGGTTGTACATGTTCCTGGTGGTGATTCAGTTGTTAAGGTGCTGAGGATACTGTAGCACAGGCGAGGGCATTATGGAGATTGGGCTGCGTTTGGGCGTGATTTTGGCCGTTTACTCTATTCTGTTTGTGTTTGGCTTTTTATACAACATGGCCGTGGAGTGGGTTGAGCGCCACGGCTATGATGAGGGCTACACGGCGCTGATGGTGGTCATCGGCGTGGCGGTCACGCTGATTGGTGTGGCGTTCATTGACTCGATCGCGGCGGCGCTGACGTTCGGGGCGTTTGCGGCCAGCGGGTTTTGGATGGTGATTGGGAGCTGGTGGCGATATGTTCAAACGCGACGTCGAAGCCAGCAGGCGATGAAGGACGCTCAGGCATGAGTCACAAGCCGCGCGAGTGGCCGACGTGGGCAGCCGAGGCTCGCGATCGCGCGGCAGAGGAGGCCGCACGCGGCGCATTGTTGCTCCGGCCGTTGGTGGACGGAGAGCAATTTGACCGCACCGAGACGCTGCGCCGGCAGGCGCAGGTATTGACCGCATTGATGACGATTTCCCGGTTTCTGGAGTCGGTGGGGTCCAAGACCCGACCGAATTGAGGATGGTATTTCATGAAGCGTGTAGAGGTTCTTCCAGAATTGATTGACCCGAATCCATACCAGCCCGATACGCGGATCGCGTTCGAGCCGGCGGACTTGGCAGACTTGGCCAGCGTGCGCGAGGGATTCATCCACACGCCTGTTGGGCGCGCCCATCCCACCCAGCCGGGCTACTATCAGATTGCCGTCGGCTGGCGCCGGCGCTGCGCATGGGCGCTGTACCGTCCGGGCGAGCCGATGCCGCTCGACGTTTGCGACTTGGACGATTTGGCCATGTTTATCAATATGGTGCGCGAAAACGGCGACCGCATGAACAACTCTGCGGTGGAAAAAGCGCGCCTGATTCAGCAGTACATTGACTTTGGCCACACCCAGGCCGAGGCCGGGACAGTGTTTCACCTCACCCAGTCGGGCGTGTCCAACCTACTGCGCCTGGTTCGTGGGTTGCCCGAACCCATCGTGAACCTGGTTCACCAGGGCAAGCTGCCCGAGCGCCATGCCCGCCAGCTCATCGGCCTGGCGCGCACGCAAAAATCCGTGGCCATCGAGATCGCCGAGCACGTGGCCGAGTCTGCGGACCCCGACGCGGCCCTGAGTGAAGCGATTGAGGAGTTTGTAGACAAGCTGGGCGCCGACCTGAGTGAAAATGCGGATTTCCAGCCGGACTGGGCGCCGGACATGTCCGTGGACATCGAGGGCGTTTCCGAGGTCCCGCCGGCGTGCGCGGCGTGTCCCTCGTTTATGCGCCATGACCACGACCTGTTGTGCGCGCGCCCGGCGTGCATGGCAGCCAAGCAGGAACTCTTTTGCAAGATTGAACTGGAGCGCGTAGCACGAGAGACGGGCCTTCCCATCGCCCAGCCGGACGAGAAAATCAAGCCGCTCAAAATTAGCTGGAACACCAACAAGATTGTGGAGAACTGGCTCAAGGGCAAAAAGACCCCAGAGTGTCTGCGCTTGTCTACAACGAGCGCAATCAAATGCGCCGCCAGCGACCATGATTTCTATCATCAAAAGGCGGTTGGGTCAGACGTGGTGGTGCTGTGCAGCACGGATCCGAATGTTCTCAATAGAGAACTGGCGGCCCGTGACAAGGCCAACACGCCCAAGATCGAACCTAAAAAGCCGGAAAAGAAAAAGGCAGAGACACCCGAACAGAAACAGAAGCGGATCGCGGCGGAAGAGGCAGAGAAGGAATCGAACCGAGAGGAGAGATCGGCGCTGCGCAGAACAAAGGCTGACATTCTGTGGCTGGTGCGAAACACGGCAGAGTTGTGCGAACCACAAATGGTCATCAGTGGCGGGGTGTTAGGGTTCTGCTTCGAGCGGTCGCAGCATCAGGGTCTCATGTCGTCATCGGATTGGCCTGACATGAACACCTTAATGAGTGATTTCCGGGAAGGTGCCAGGTCGAACAATCCGGCCACGGCGGCGATGTGGATGCGGCGTTACATTTTGGCTTTTCAGATGTGGCGCGAGATTGGGTTCTACAGACCGGAAGAACAGTATTCGTGGACGCGGGCCACCGGCAAAGTGAAGGGGGTTATCGAGGATACATTCAAGTTGAGACTGATAGGCGGTTGGGATCAACCGCCTATCCATAGCACAGAAACGAACTGCCACGTCTGCGGCAAGTTCACCCCCGGCCCGACGATCACGGGCGTGGACAAGGCGCATGGCTGGATGTCCATTGATGGTGTGGTGACGTGCAGCACGGCCTGCCGCGCCGAACTGGCCAAGGACAAGCCGGCGCGCAAGTCGCCACCTACCAAGAAAAAGAAGTAATGGTAATGAGGGTTATCTGAACGGAGGTAAATGTGTCGAAAATTTCACGAATACGACCGGTTGATCCGACGATGGCGGGACGTTCGCCAAAACGTGCGCTCATGGTTGATTTGCGCAAAGTGATCCGGCAGGCGGTCGAGCAAACGAACAATGCTGATGCGCGGTCGCTGCTATGCTCGCTGCTGAATCGTCTGCACGAGCCGCAGCCGGTTGTTCTGGACCTGGCTGAGTGCGCCCCGGATATGGATTAGGAGGCTGGCGTGGTTTCAAAAGAATTCGCAACGAAGTTTCTGTTTTATCTCATTGGAAGTGTGACATGCTACATTGTATTAAAGGTTAATGTGTGGGCGGCGGTATTGTTTGTATGTGTGTCATGGTTATTAGCGTCAATAGTCCTAAAAATTGGTTGGTAGCCGACGCCGACCACGCGGCGATGAATGATTCTCGCGACAGGGGACTGAGTGCCTAAGCAATACATGCCAGTTTGGGATGGGCGAGGCTGGGACGGGCGGCCCATCATCGTCAAGGTAGAGGATATTTCCGAGTTCCTGAGAATAAATAAGCTGATTGTGCGAAGCTCGACTTGGACGGAACGGGACCCGGTATTAGAGGTAGTGGATGACACCGATAACGGACGAAACGATAGCCACAATGCACATGAGGGAGTGGAACTGGTCGCGGCGGCAACGCTTTTGGCTGGCCAGCATGATGGAGCGCGAGATCGACCCACGCCGCGAGCTGGCGGACCAGATTGAGGCGGATGTGTGTGACAGGCTGACGCAGCGGGGGTATGTGTGTGTGCCCCAGCCTCACAAACAGCGATTTGACTTGTTGTGCAACGGCATCAGAGTCGAGGTCAAGGCGGCGCGCTGGGATGGCGGGCGCTACTCGGTGAACATGCACGGAAATGAAGCGGACGCCATTGTGATCGCCTGTGTGGATGAGCAGCCGCCGGTGTACTTTGTTGCGCCGTTCGAGCTGATGACGGGGATCGGGTATTTCAAAATCAGACAGAGAAATCCGCGTGATTATGTTGGGCGTCTCATGCGCTTTTACGAAGCGTGGGACGTGATTGATGAAATGGTGGCCGCCGGGGTGAATGCCTGGCAGCCGGCGCTGGGGGTAGCATGAGACGGATGCCGACCTGGTTGGCTTTATCGTTCGTTGGAATTACGCTGGCGCGCGTGGCGGCGCTGGCCGGGGGCGCGCTTGGGGCGGGGGTGCTGGGCTGGCCATTCGCCGTCGGGCTGGGCCTGGGCGTGTACATGTGCTCGTATTGGCTCAAGGTGGCGGATTCGCACACTCGTGTGGCAGCCGGGGTATCGCTGGGATTCTTTGCGCTGGCGGATCTCATTTTCAACATGTCTGAGGTGTACCGGGGGATGCTGGCCACCGGCGCGTGGGCTGACCGGATGCTCCAGGTGGCCGGGATTGTCTATGCTGCGTTCCCTACTATTGCCGTAGGGCTGTTGGGCTGGTTGCAAGGGCGTGTTGATAAGCTGCCGCCGGCGCCGGTGCGGAAGGGCGCGATCTTGCCGCGCATCAGGCTCTGGATCGCCGCGCAGATTGACGGCAACATGCCGGAAAGTTCCGGTAACATGCCGGAAAGCAATAATCAGGCCGTGGCGGTCATTCCGGCAAGTGCCGGAACGTTGCCGGAACGTGCCGGCACGAGCGGAAAGGTTCCGGCATGGCGAGATTTGGATGATGAGACTCGCCGGAACGTTGCCGGAATGACGACGGAAGAGATTCAACGGCTATTCCATATTTCAGATAGAACGGCGCGCAACTGGCGGTCACGCGCATCTGTGGAGGTGGTGGAGGTGGTGCAGTGAATTGGCTGATTGCATTTGGTGCTGGAACGTTGGTGATGGTAATCGGCTACGGCGTTGCGTCACTGGTGTTCATGGTGCGCAAGGCCGACACGTGCCAGGCGTGTTTGTTGGCGCGGCGCGAACAGAACGAGGACGCGCGCATCAATGAGATCGAAATGTGGCGCGGTCGGCGGCCAGCATAGGTGTATAGGTAACTCTAGTTATCTGAACGGGAGTTGTGATGAAACGCTGGTTGGTTTTGATGTTCGTCGTTATCCTTTCTTTGTCCGCCTGCACAGTGGACGAGAACGGTGTTCACTCGCCGCTCGCCGAGCAAGCGGCCCAGACTGACCAAGCCAGGAACGAACTAAAATCCAAACAGGCAGAGAATGATAGGAACAAGCAACAACGGGAGCTAGATCTATCCATCGAGCGCGAGAAACTGTGGATAAAATTCTATGTATCGCTGGCTGCATCGGCGGCGCAGACTGCCCCGTGGCTGGTGCTCGTCGGAGCGATTGGAACGACTATATGGCTGGGCGGGAATGTCTATTGCCGCGTGCGCAAGGCAACCATCGAGGCAACATTTGCTCCGCTTCCAGTGGATGACAAAACAGGAACGGCGCTGGCCATCATAACCAGCAACGGCTGGATCGTCACGCCCACGGGCCAGCAGTTCAGAGTAGGCGAATCCGCAGAGCCGAACATGGAACTGGCCGCTATCGCGGCCCATATCCAAGAGACGCTCATCCTGGCACAAGCAGCGGAGAATATCTCTCGACACGCTCGGAGCGCAGACCCCGCACGTGACTTGCCCGCTATTGGCGCAGCAGGATTTTATCAACCCGCACAGAAATCAGAGGTAGGATTCTAGGAGAATAACATGGGCATTGAACAGTTTTTATCAGACCTCATGGTGGTCATTGCCATAATCGTCATTGTTGGATCACTGCTTTCATTGTCCTAATGGTCGGCACTAGATGAACGAAGGACATTACCCGCCTTTTGGGCGTGGTCAGATAGAGATCAGGCGGACCGGCGGAAAAGAGGAGCTGGGGCTGCCATTATCGCAGGCCAAGTGGTTTGCGTTCATTGGTGTGTGCGCTCTATTCGTTTTGCTGGTGGATGCCGTTATCGTCGGGCCGATGTTTGGTGTTGTTGGCATGTCTATTGTGCTGGTTGCGCTGTGGTGGGTTGGATTACGGTATGTTGGGCATTATTCTACATTGGTTGCGCTTGGAATTGGTGCGGCCTGGCTGGTTACTGGGTATGGAATTGTGTCCAGCGTGTGGCCCGCTCCGTTGCTTAGGGTTAGTTTTCAGCCATGGGTGATTGGGTTGGTTCTACTGGTATCTATTCCGCTATTGACCGGTTGCAGCTTGATTATGTATCGCCTGGCCTATGAGATCATTGATCCGAACTGGCCTCCTACGCTGGCCCAGCGCGATCCTGGCGCGGGTATTGCCTGGCCAGGCAAGCGAGTGCTTGTTGACGATGAAGATGTGGTTGAGGAGCCGCCAGCACAGCCCACGATGGAACTGGAAGAGATTCGGGCGATATTGACCCAGGTGCTAGAGGCTCAACGCAAGAACGTGCGCGAGAGGATCATTTTGTTGAACGGGCATAGCACCGGCCTGGAGGAAAACAAGCCCAAGCAGATTTCAATGGAACTGATCAATGGCGCTTGGCACTGGTATAAGGATGACAATGTTCCGGTGCCGGTAGAGGATTTGAAGCGGCTGGTACGGCTTGGCGCGACGATGCAGCACGGCATGTCGTCCAGGGCGGTGAATGCGACACTCGGTCTCGGGGAGGACGCTTGGCGGTCGGCGATGATTACGCTGGAGGGACTTGGGATCGTCGAGCGGAGGGGGGCGCGCAAGGCGACGTGCCTATGTGTGACTGCTGATGAGGGTATCGAGATTATTGACGACAAACTTCAAGCGGCACTCGCCTCCCCCACCGATGATCCTGTCGTGGATGTGCACGCTGAACGTGCTGCACGACAGACAGACAGTTTAAATCCCCCTACTCCAGTGGGGTAGGGGGGTAACACTTCGCATAACCATAGCTATATGAGCGCAACTGAATTCTCACCATCGAACGTTATGATTGACAAAGTGGACATTTTAGACCCTGTTCGCGTGTGGCAGATGGCTTGTGGCGAGTTGCAGCTACAGTTGACAGGAGCAACGTTTGACACCTGGCTAAGTCGAGCGAGGCTGATAGGCGTTGAGCAAGGCCAGCTTGTGATTGGCGTCCACAACCAGTCCGCCAAAAACTGGCTTGAGCACCGGCTCGATGCGATGATTACGCGCACGTTGTCTGGAATTGTTGGCCATCCGGTTAGTGTTCGGTTTGTTGTGGATAAGACGACGGAGCCGGCCGCTCCTCCACCACGGATCGAGCAGATTGACACGCCGGCCGCGCTTCCAGAGATGCCGGACTTGAAGCGGGTTGGATTTTTCCCCGTCAGTCAGTACGAGTCGCACTTTTGGGCGCCGCTGCTGGGCCGGGTGGCCTGGCGGGTGTGGGAGATTGTTCGGAGCAGCGACATTCGCAGCGAGAAAAGCGAATGGACGCCAGAGCGGCGCTGGAGCGCGCCCGCGCTGGCCAGGATGGTGCCCTGTGGGCCGCAGGCCATCGTGGGTGTGAATCGCAACTCGGGCCGCCAGCCAGGCGCGCTCGACAAGCTGGAGGCGATGCAGATCGGGCGGTTCCGCCGGCAGGGCGATCTGCACGATCCGCATACGATGTATGTGGTGAGCGTGGCGGTGCGTTTGCCACTGCTCAGCCCTGTACAGGTAATGGGACTTACCGACACGCTGCGCCACAAGCACGATCAGTGGCTGGAGCAGTATGGGTTCGATCCACGGGATTGGTTTATAGATTCTGTCAATAGTACCTAGACGTGCATTTACACTGGTGAAGACGTGCAAATGCACATCTAGCCCACCAGACGCTGACCGTCATCGTATGCGGGCGATGGCCCAGATGGATGGTGGGTGAAGGCGAAGAGATTCTCTTCGCCTTTTTTGATGTCTACTCTATCGGTGCACTCGCCTACGAAATCACCGGTATGTCTGTGGACATGCGGATCGCCTCATCCCCTTGCCGGTGTGAATGCACGTCTAAGACGTGCAAATGCACTAGCCCAGGGGGGTAAAAGGAAATAAAAAACAAAAACCGTAAGAAGAAGAGAGATAGATCCATTTTTGAAAAAGAACTGATGCGCTCGCCGCCTGCGAGGTATTGACTTGGCGAAACGTTTGTGCTAGTATAGTGTGCAGAGGTTCTGAGGCGATTGCGCCGGGGCGCACCCGTGGGGGTGCGCCCCTTTTTTGTTAGGTGGATGTATGACAGAACAAGCGATATTGAGTCTGGTGATGGAGCGCGGTCCGTGGGTGGCGATGATTGTCATGCTGGCCTACATCATCGCGAACAAACTCGGCCCACAATGGTTGTCCGCGTGGATCGAAGAACGCAAGACGATGCGCAAATCTGAAATGAGTGTCTACGAACGCTTCATCGCGCAGCAAGCCGAAACGCTCAAGTTTATCGCTTCGGCCACGGAGGCGATCCACTCGATGAGCGATTCATTTACCCGCGCGCTTGATGCGAACACGCAGCAGGTCTACAGGCTGACGGAGGCGCAGCGGGAGGGGGGTAAGTGTCCTCTGCCCGATTGCCCGTTCATGGAGCACAAATGACATTGAATGCACGCGAGATAGAACATCATAGACAAGCGGCGCTGGACAAGGTGAGGGTATCGTTTTCATTGGAGTTATGTGCGCTTGAGCATTTGCGCGAGGTGGCCGAACGCAAGCATGACCTGATGATGTTGTTCTGGGTCAAGGTGGCCCAGGTATCGTTCAACAAGCTGCAGAACAATGTGACTGAAAAGATTTGTTACAACGGCCTGGCGTTGGAAATGTGTAATTGGCCGTTTGAAGCGAACCACGAAGGCGATGAAAATGCCGGCGGCTGATATTGCTCAACGAATGACTGATGCCTGTGCGGCTGCGCAAATATGCGCCAGCAAGAGCGTGCAACTCGTACACGACTTGGACGATTTGAGCGCACGGATCGGGACGCAACTGGGGGATGTGTTGGATGTGCGCATCGGGCCGATGCAGGCGGTGGATTGCATCACGGCCCCCACTCCCCTGGACAAAATCCAGGAGGCGCTTGACGTTGGCGCGCTGGTGATGGTGCAAACCAATGCTGCGATCTGGTATGTCGTTGAAGAGATTGTCACGGGACCCAAGTTGAATGTGCTGGGGTTGGACTCGCAGCAACGGCGCACGATTATGGACCCGGTTCGTGAAGTGATCCGGGTTCGCTGGTGGGTGAAAAGCGGAGCGTGAGCATCAGAATGACGCGGCTGATAATGTGTATTACCGCAACAGGTGACGAGTGTACGACAGTATCAAAAACGCGCTCGATGCGTTGACCGAGGATGAACACTGGCAGGGCGGGATGACCGATGAGGAACGCTCACTGGCGTTGAATTTGATTGAGCGCCGGTTGCGTTCGACGACGTACGATGCGCTGGTGCGCGAACGCGGAAACCTGCGCACGCTGCACGCCTTGTTTACGTGTTTCAATCCTGTGGCGGAGCGCCTGGAAGTGATCCGGGAGTTTCTGGCGTAATGGCCCGGCAACAAACGCTCTTGGATGATGCGCCCGAGGAGCACTCGCCGCGCACGCTGCGCGAGATCGAGGAATGGATTGAGTCAGCGCCGGAGGAATGGCGCGATCCGTTGCGCTGGCTGATTGCCAACGGGTTGAACAAGCGCGATGCGCTGATCGCCGCATGGTGGTCGCTGGGCAAGGATGGGCGCAAGGCGGGCAAGCTGGACACGCTGCAAAAGCTGGCGACGTGGCTGGGCATTTCGCGGGCGCGGCTGGCGACCTTGGAGAATCGGCGTCATGGCGAGCCGCCCAGGGACTTGCGAACGTGGGGGCAGCAGGCGCGCGTGCGCAAGTTGAACGAGTTTGGCCCGGATGTGGACCGGGCGTTGACGGCGCAGCTCATGGGCGGCGAGGCCAGCGCAGCGCATTTCCAGCTCTATTACAAAATCACCGGCGTGGTGGTGGATGAATCCAAGCTGCACCTGGTGGGGGCTGACGATGGGCCGGTATCCATTACGCGGGCGGACGACTTGAGCGATGATGAGCTTGCCAATATTGCCGCAGGCAGAGGTATCGCCGCAAGAGGCGGCAAGTGAACTGATCCGCCGGCGTAAAGCGCGCCGACGGCTGCTGAACTTTACCATCTATACATTTCCCCGTTATGTGGCGGACCCGGTGCATGAGCTGATCGCCTCGACGCTGGATCGCGTGGTGGCCGGCGACGAGCGGCGGCTGATGATTTTTGCGCCACCCCAGCATGGCAAGAGCGAGTTGGTGAGCGTGCGGCTGCCCGCCTTTTGGCTGGGCAAGCGGCCCGACGATCCGATCATACTGACGAGTTACGCTGCGGCGCTGGCGGAGAACAAGAGCCGGCAGGCGCGCAACTTGGTGGAGAGTGAGGAATACCAACGGCTGTTTATGGTGGGCACACCCAGGGACTCGCGGGCGGTGAACGAGTGGAGCATCGCCGGGCGACGTGGCCGGCTGCTGGCGGCGGGCGTGGGCGGTCCCATTACCGGGCACGGCGCGCAACTGGGCATTATTGACGATCCCTTTGAGAACTGGGAGCAGGCGCAAAGCCAGACGTATCGGGATCGCGTGTGGGATTGGTACCGCTCGACGTTCCGCACGCGCATCTGGGAGACAGGGGCAATTGTGCTGGTGATGACGCGATGGCACGAGGATGACCTGGCCGGGCGGCTGCTGGGCGAGCAGGGGAACCAGTGGACGATGGTGCGGTTGCCGGCGCTGGCCGAGTCGCAGACGTTGCGCGACGAGCGCGCCCGGCGGCTGGGCCAGCGTGCTGGGCAGCCCGATCCGGTGGGGCGCAAGCCGGGCGAGCCACTAGCCCCCCACCGATTCAGCGCCGCGGCGCTGGCGGCGATCCGGACGGACGTGGGCAGTCTGGTGTGGAGTGCAGAGTACGACGGCGATCCGCGCGCTGCAGAGGGCAACCGGTTCAAGCGCGAGTGGTTCAGGATTGTGGACGCGGCCCCGGCCCAGGCCGAACGGGTAAGATATTGGGACAAGGCAGCAACGCAGGACGGCGGCAAGTATAGCGCGGGCGTGTTGATGGCCAAGGCGGGCGGCGAGATTTTCATCGAGGATATGGCGCGCGGGCAGTGGTCAACTGGAAACCGGCGCAAGGTGATGTTGCAGACGGCGCAGTTTGACCAGGCGCGCTATGGCCGGGGCGTGCGCATCGGCATCGAGCAGGAGCCGGGCAGCAGCGGCAAAGACAGTGTGGACGATGAGATCAAGATGCTGGCCGGGTTCATCGTCGAGGCCGACCGGCCCACCGGTGACAAGGACGTGAGGCTGGAGCCGTTCGCGGCGCAGGCCGAGGCGGGGAATGTAAAGTTGGTGCGCGGCGCGTGGAATCAGGCGTACATCGAGGAACTGTGCGCGATCCCGAACGGAGCATTCCGAGACCAGTCTGACGCAAGCAGCGGCGCGTATAACCGGCTGAACCAGGGCCGCAAGATGAAGCGCAAGTCGGTGGATTGGTATGCCAGGCAAGGCGGCGCCGCGCAGGCAGCCCCGGCTCGCAGTGATGCAGAGATTGAACAGATGCTGGACGAGGAACGATAACTTGTCTTACCAGTACAACCGCTGGGGACGGCGGGGAATATGGCCGACACAATTTTTGACCTGGATGAATTCAAACGGTATGAGGAAGGATGGCGAGCGCGATGTAGTGCGTTGAGCACGCGAGCGGCCTATTATGACGGCTCGATCTATAGAGGTCTCAATGACGCGCTGCGCTGGCTGTATCCTCGCCTGGGCAAGGGTATCAAGGCGCTGTATCTACCCCTCGCGCGCGCGGTGGATGTGGATGCGGGCATTATCCCGGGTGGGTGGACGTTTGAGGATGAAGCGCCAGAGGCATGGGGGATGGCGTGGAAGGCGCTATCGGACATGTCCAAGTGGAACACGCGCGGCGTGCTGTACATCCATTATGGGGCAGTCTATGGCGTGTCGTGCCTCAAGGTGTCCGATTTGCGCGAGGCCGGGCGCGTGATGATTGCGCCGGTGAATCCAGCGTGTGTGCTGCTGGATTCCAACTCGGCCTATGATGGCACGCCCCAGATCGCGATCTATATCGAGCAGCGCATCGGCGAGGATGGCACGCCCTTCGAGTACGCTGAGGTCACGACGCCCGCAGATGTACGGACGTTCAAGGACGGCGCACTGACATCATTTGATGGGCGCAAGGCCACGTATCCCAACGCACAGAAAGCGGTACCGTTCGTGGAGGTGCGCCACATCGAAACAGGTGACGTGTTGGGCGAGTGCACCTATCAAAAGGCGATCCCACTCCTGGATGAGGTCAATAGCCTGGCCAGCCAGTTGGCCGAGATTATCCGCAAGAATTCTGATCCCCAGTGGGCAGTGTTTGGCGCGCAAGGCGACGAATTGGAGCATAGCTCGGATAACGTCTGGTTTTTCCCGAATAAGGACGGGCGGGTTGAAATCCTGGTGCCCAAGGTTGACGTGGCCGGTGTACTGGAATTCATCCGAGAGATTCGCGATCAGGTGTTCGGGGCATTGCCAGAACTGGCGTTCGACGAATTGCGCAAGAAGGACCAGATTGCCACGGCGACGTTGGAATTACAGTTGATGGAGTTGGTGCTCAAAATCAAGCGTTGCCGGCCCAACTATGACGATGGGCTGGTGCGCGCGATGAAGCTGGCCGGGCGCGCGGCGGCCTCGATGGGGCTGGGCAACATAACCACGCTAAATGATGAGACGCTGGCACTTGACCAGGACCGGCCCGTATTGCCGCTGGACCCCATGACGATGGTGCAATTAGAGATGCAGGCGCTTGAGCTAGAGCAGGCGCGCGCGCTGGCCAGGCCGGTTGAGGGCCGCCTTTCACAGGCTCAGGCGGCGGGGGATGAGGTTGAGGATGCCGGACCTGACGATAGCGCGCCGGTTCAATGACACGCTGGCGGGGGTGCTGGATGGATATACGGCTGACCTACAGCGCGAATGGGAACGGACGCGGGCGCGATTGGCGGAGGCGTTGGCCGCGAGGCCGTTGCCGCGCGCCGTTGTTCGGCGGGAATTTGATGCGCTCAGCGAGCGCGCCGCCGGCATTGGGCGAGATTACGAGGGACGAGTTACGAACGCGGTTGAGGCGTTTGTCGCCGCACAACTCGAAGGGGCCGGCCGGTTCGGAGAGGTAGCGGACATGGACGCGATCCGGCGCGAGTTCCGCTCGGATGCTCGGCGGGCGGCAGATGATTTGCTGGGCGGCTCGCCGATGTGGGTGGATCAATTCGAGATGCGGTTTAGCGGCGAGCTAGGGCGAATGCGGTTGACGGGCGAGGATCGAGCGGCGATGGTGGATCGGCTGATGTCAGTGGAGATTGTTGACGGGCGGGCGAGCGTAGCGCGGTCGGCCAAGAATAGCCTGGCGCTGGAAGCTGATCTGGACCTGTGGACGTTTGCGATGGGGTTGACGGGGATGGCGTTTGAGCGGGCGCAAAAGCGCAGCCAGGTGAGATTCCAAAAGCAGGCGATTGCGGCGATTGACCACCGCACCACAGATTGCTGCCTGCGTGTGCACGGCCAGGTGCAGCCACTCAACAGCCCATTTGTGCTGACAGGCAAGCCGCGCTTTGCGAATCGCTTGCAGGGGCCGCCTTTCCATTGGCGATGCCGGACGGCGATCACGCTGTATACAGCGGACATGGAGAATGTAGGGGTTCCTACCTCGCAGATGCAGGATGCGGCGCGGGCTGAGTTGAGGGCGCGGTTGGTGACAGGAACGCGCGTTCGGATTTGGCCGAGTCACGCGACGAGTAGGCGCTAGTGCGGATAAGGCGCATTACCGGTACTGCCGCTGAGTACAGCGGGGAGATTGGGTATTGGAGATTGGAGATGCCGTTCAAGAGCAAGCGGCAGATGCGGTGGATGTTCAAGTTCCACCCCAAGATGGCGCGCAGGTGGGCGCAGCACACAAAGAGTATTCGGCGTTTGCCTTTGCGGGTTCGCAGGCAACGCTCAAAAAGACGATCGCGGCGTAGCGCGTAAAAAACGAAAAGGAGAAAGATGGATCCAACAGCAGTAACGCAAGTACCGGCGACACAACAGCCTACCAATCCCCCGGCAGAACCGCCGGGGCCAGTGCCCTATGAGCGATTCAAGGAGGTCAACGAGGGATACAAGACTCTGCAAGCACGCCTGGCACAGCTTGAAGAGTCTCAGCGCACGGCTGCCGAGGCCAAGCTGGCCGAGGAGAAACGCTGGCAGGAATTGGCCCAGCAGCGCGATGCAGAACTGAAGCGCGAGCGGGCAGAGCGGATGCGCTCCAGCGTGGCCTTATCCAAGGGATTGACGCCGGACCTGGCGGCTCGATTGCAGGGCGATGATGAGGCGGCGCTGGCTGCCGATGCGGACAAGTTGCTGGTGCAAGTGCAGGCCGCGGCGAAGCGCGCGGAAGGGCCGGGCGTGCCGCCTGCGCCACAGGGTGGGCGGCCTGTACAGGTTGACCTGGCAAACATGTCACCTGAGCAGGTCAGAGAGTATTACCGGAAGGGTCAAGTCAAGTAATCGGTGCGGCCTTATGCCGCTATCAGCTCCTCGCCGCGTTGGGCGTAAAAAACGAACCAGGAGTGCAATTCAAACCAACGTGAAGGAGAATTCAAATGGCGAATCTAACGGTTACATCCCTCGGCGATAGCATTCCGACTATTGTTGCGGCTGAGGCACTGGGGGCCTTGCGCGCCAACCTGGTTTTGGCGCGCCTGGTCAATCGGGACTTTCAAAATGAGGTCGCCTCGTATGGGCAGACGGTCAACATCACCCAGCGCGGCGCGCTGACGGCGGCGGCCAAATCGGCGGATACGTCATTCACGCCGCAAGCGCCCGCCGACACCTACACGGCGGTCACGCTCAACCAGCACTATGTTGTGCCCTTCCGAATGGAGGACATTGCACGGATGCTGAGCCGCCCCGATCAGTTCTCTGGCTATATGGCCGATGCGATCACGGTACTCGTCGAGAAAATCGAGGATACGCTGGCTGCGCTGTACAGCGGATTCTCGCAGACGATTGACGCGACGGTGGGCCTGGCGGATTCCGATTTCCGCGAGGCGCGCCGCTTGCTCAATGCGGCCAAGGCGCCGCTGGCGCAACGCTCGGCGGTCTTGCACGAGGATGCCGACTATGAATTGCTTGGCCTGGACAAGGCGATCAACGCGCAGTATGCGGCTGCCCTGGGCGGCGCGGCCGCCAATGCCTGGAGCGGGCGGTTCATGGGCTTTGACGTGTTCATGGACCAGGCGATCAACGTCTCTGGCGGGCAGTGCAAGAACATGTTCTTCCAACGCGACGCGATGGTGTTGGCGATGCGGCCCATGAGCACGGCCGAGGCCGGGCTGGGCGTGCAGCAGGTCGTGATGAGCGAGGATGGCATGGGTATCCGCGTCACGCGGTCGTATGACCATGACGACCTGGCCGACATGGTGAGCGTGGATGCGTTGTGGGGCGTGGCCGAGTTGCGTGACAACCACGGCGTGGTCGTGAGCACGGACGAGATCTAATCCGATGGGAAGTATCGGTAATCGGGATTATCTGCACTAGAGGGCGCGCCTGCAGGAGCGCCCCTACAGACATGGAGGACGAGATGGAAATCACGAAGGAAAAATGGATCAGCATCGCCAAGATTATCATCACGGCGCTGCTGGTGATCGCGGGTGTGTTGGGCTATGACCTGGGCATCGTCGAGCCGCGCACGCTTGCGCTGGTGCGGGCGGTCCAGCCGTCGCCTGTGATTGCGCAGCCGCCGGCGAGCGCGCCCGTGGTGAGCGATGCGCAGGCCGTCGAGGGCCGCAGCGTTGTGATCAGCACCACCTCGCGCATCGAGGCGGACAAGTACACCAAATTTATCAACTGGCACCGGGGCAGCAACCCCTACGCCCTGGCCGATCTGTACTATGTGATTGACCAGGAGTTGGGTGATACGCTGCAGAACACGACCACGCTCAAGTTGCAAACGTCCTACGATGCCTCGACCTGGTTCGACTATGTGGGCAAAGCCGATCCGGGCATGACGGATGGGAGCAACGCCATTGTATCGGCCAACGTCGCCGATGCAGCCGCCAGTGTCACGGTAGATGTCCAGTGGCCCTACATGCGGCTATTCTGGGATGTGACCAACACCAGCCCGCTGACTGTCAGCGCGCGCTTGTATTTGAGGTGACATATGGCTGGCGAATTCAAGATGCCCACCAAGGGAACTGACGAGATCTGGATGGTCAACCCATCCGGGGCGATCCACTTGATGAAGAAAACAGACGCTCAACTGCGTCTCAAGTGGTCAAAGGGCTGGCGCGTGGCGACCCAGGCCGAGGTTGGCAAGTACGAAAAGGCCAAGGGCAAGCAGGAGGCCGACAAGCCACTCTGCCCGCGTTACGTGGACATCCCACAAGAGATAGAGTTGCCGAATGAGCCTCCGCCGGCAGCGCCCACCAAGTCCGAGGCCAAGGGCAAGGACAAGTAACCATGAGCGAGCGCAGTCTGCTGGATAATGGGCGTTTCCTCTCTGACCTGTCGGGATGGGAACTGACGGCGGGCGCGCCCGCGTATAGCGTGGGCGATGGCGATGACCATTATGGTGTGGCTGCGCTCGCCGTGGGCGATGCTATTGCACAGGATTTTTCCGTGCCCAACGCGCGACAATACACGCTGCACCTGAGCGTTAAATGCGCCGCGCAAGTCACGGCGGGCATGGTGACGGCCGTCATCACGGACGGCGACGGGAACACGGTCAAGACGATCCAACCGACGGCGGCAGCGGCGACGTGGACGGAAAGTGAGACCACACTGGGGCTGACGCCGGGCAACACGTTCACGTTGACGCTCACGAATGTGAGCGCCAGTGGCAGCGTGTCTGTGGACGACGTGTGGCTGTGGTTCGTGCCTATCACGCGCGCGCAGATCGCCGCGCAGGTGGCCGTGCGGTTGGGTCGTCTGGCATCTGACCGCAGTTTGAGCACGACGCTCAGCGGCGCGCTGACCGAGGGCGATTACACCTATGCCGTGGACAATGGCCTCCGGTCGGCGAACGCAATCAACGATGAGACCGGGCTGCCCGATGTACGCTATCTGAATGCTGAGGACGTGGACGCGGCGCTCGACGCTGTGACGATAGAGATGCTGGGTCGGTTGCACCTGGATTATGCGGCCGAGGTTGACATCCAGGTTGGTCCACGTCGGGAAAACCTGAGTCAAAAGAGCGCGGCCATCGAAAAAGTGTTGTCTGGTCAGGCTGCTTCGAGCACGGGGCGGATTCAGCAACGCAAGATGAGACACACGCTGGCCGAGGAGTATGAGGCGTGAGCAGTGGCTTTGCGCACATGGCGACGGTGACGGCCAGCACGAAGCGCGTGGCGGCGCCGGTGAGCGGCAAGACGACGACGCCGGCGGCGAACCTGACCGGGGTCAAGTGCACGCCCCTTGACCCGGTGGATGCCGAGCTACAAAAGCGGCTGGGGCTGGACACGCCCCACGAGCTGCTGCAGACGTTCGTTGAGGGCGGGCTGGATATTCGAGAGGGCGATTACCTGACGGTGGGCGGGGTGGATTATCCGATCCGGGCGTGCGAGGACTGGACGTGGCCGGTGGACGCGCTGGCGTTCCGCCGGCTGGTGATTGAGGATTTGAGGCGATAGACCCTCATCCCCCTGCCCCTTCTCCCAGGGGGAGAAGGGGGGGAAGGCCAGTATCGGTAATCGCTCTTATCTGAACAGGGCGCACACGCAGGTGCGCCCCTACGAGGTATGTCTGTGGACATGACGATCAAGGGTATCCAGGAGGCGCAACGGTGGAACGCGCGGGCGATTGCGGCGCTGCGGCCGAGCGGCGCGCTGGGCCGGGCGGTCCAGTGGGGGACGGCGGCGGCGCACCGGTACGCGGTGAGCATCACGCACGTGGACACGGGCGCGCTGCGGGCCAGCCACCGGATGGCCGTGTCTGGGGCCACGGGGCGCATCTATCTGGACAAGACTGCACGCAATCCACGGACACGGCAACTCACATCGGTGTACGGGCCGATCGAGGAAAAGCGCGGCGGCACCCACGCTTTTTATCGACGCACCGCAGTTGAGGCGGGGCGCAAGATTGCCGAGGGCATGGCGCAGCGCGTGGCGCGAGAGGTGATCTAGTGGCGGCCAATCGGGAAAGTGTGCGGGACGAGATCGCCACCGGGCTGGGCACGGTGTTGGTGGGCACAGGGCTGCCGGCAGCGCAGGTCTTGAATCACAAGGCGGGCAAGAATGACATGGCGGCGGGCACACCGTTGGTAGCGGTGTTGAGCGCGGGCAGTACGCGGACGCGGATGACGGGCCAGGGCGTGCGCTCGACGTTCAAGTTCGAGATCCATACGCTGGTGTTGTCGGTGTCTGACGATAGCAGCACGTGGACAGAGGCTAACGCCGAGGACCGGCTAGACCTGATTGACAAGACGGTGGCGGACTGGTTCGAGTCGAATCCCAAGGGAACGAATTATGGGTACGCTGCGCTAGATGAATCGTCTATTGACGAGGTGGCGGTTGGCGGCGAAAGCTATTTGCTGGAGGTGACGCCGGTGACGGTGGAGGTGTACGGGTGAGTGGGATCACCTTGTGGGTGCCGGCAGTTGAGCCTCCGCCCTGGCCCTCGGTCGAGTCGTGGCTCAAGCTGGAATGGCCAGAGGGGTACTCGTTCCGGTTCGTGCGCAGCGGGCCGGATGGGGATGGAATCACCGGGGCGTGGAATCGCACCGTTGACGAGTTCCTGAAAACCGGCGACGAGTGGCTGTTTAGCTGCCACAATGATATTACGTTTCAACCCGGCACGCTCAAGCGTTTGATGAGCTGGCGTCTGCCGCTGGTTTCGGCGCTGGTGTTTACTTATCGCCCGCCTTGCACGCCGATGGTATATCGCAATCACCTGGGCGGCGGGCGATACGTGACGCAAATCACCGAGACGCACGAATGGGTCAAGGCGCACGAGCAGTTGTGGAAACCAGGCCCGACGATGATCGAGCCGCGCCCGGATGAGGCGCTTGTCCAGATTGATTTTACCAGTACTTCCTGCTGCCTGATCCATCGCACTGTTTTGATGAGCCTGGACGCGCCCTGGTTCAAATTTGATCCAGACGTGCGCGGCGGCGAGGATGTCTGGTTCTTTACGCGGGCGCGCGCAGCGGGATTTGTGGGATATGTGGATCGCAGTGTGGTGGCCGGGCACGGCAGCAACCAGGCGGGCGCGCTGGATTTCCTGGCCTGGCTGACGATCTCAAAATTCGAGGGTGAGGAGGTGGCATGAAGTATCGGGTGCTTCAAGCGATTTGGCAATCGGGGGAACAACGGCACTATGAGGCGGGCAGTGTGTGCGAATTAGCGCACCTGGACGAGAGCGCGATTGACATGCTGATCGCGTTGAAGGTCGTGGCCCCGGAAGTGGAACTTGCGGATGTTGACAGGCCCAGCCTGCCAGCCGCAAATCAAGAATCAGGAGAATAGAACATGGCGCAGACAACTGGTGGAATCAGCATGGTCGCCAACTATGTGGCGATCAGCAGCAATGGCTCATCGTTCACGGACGTGAGTGGGGAAGCGAACGCGATCGAGTCGCCCGAGCTGGCGCGGGCAGCGGGCGAGTTGTTCACGTTCGACGGTGACACGCCCATCGTCAAGGCGGGCAAGCTGGCGGCGGTGGATGTGACCGTCAAGCTCGTCTACTCCGAGTTGACAGCCTCGGCTTTCGAGACGCTGCGCGGCTATCTCCAAACGGCCGGCGGGCAAGCCACGTATGTGCGTTGGGCACCCAAGGGCAACACGACGGGCAATTTCCAATTCACGACCGGCGCGAGCGTGATTACCAAGATGAATTTGCCGGGTGGCGAGGCCGAGAGCGGCGAACCGGTGGCAGTATCGTTCACGGTGCACGCGCCCAGCGTCACCAAGGCGGTCGTCGCCTGATGGCTGACGAACAAATCCAGATTGAGGTCGAGATTGACCCATCGCGGCTGGACTTGGACGATTTTCTGATGCTGGCGGATTTCCGCGCCGGCAAGAACCCCAACCCGATGGATCAGATCGTGTTCCTGGATCACATCGTCAAGGGCGGGATACGGGGAAGGCATTATCCCGCCGACGCGATCTCGGCGTTGTTCGCGGCCGTCGAGCGGGCGATGGATCAGATCGCCAACCCGGTGGACGCGACGGGAAAAGCCTGAAGCTCCGGCTGTGGACGTACGCTTTTGAACACAAGGACGTTCCGCCGGAGTTGTTCCGCGTGTGGCTGTGGCGTGACGTGTTTCGCTGCCAACCCCAAGACCTGGGCAAGATTCCGCTGAGGGATGCGCTGGAGGCGCTGACGTGCCTGGAGATCGAGGCTAAGAATGCCGCGCTTTAGTGGCGATAAGCTGAATTACCAGTATAAGCCCTCATCCCCTTCCCTTCTCCCAGGGGGAGAAGGGGGAGTTGTGTATGGCGACTGAGTATGTGATCTCGATCAAGGTGCAAGGGCAGGACCGGGCGAGCGGGCCGTTGGGCGCGGTCGGCGGGGCACTGGGACGCATCAGCGAGCTAGTCTCTGCCGGTGTGATTTTTAGCGGTTTGACGAAAATCACTGACGGGCTGAACGATGCAGCCAGGGCCGGGTTCAATGCGGCGACTGGGTTCGAGACGGTATTCAGCCGGATCAAGGGGCTGACGGATACGGCCGCGGTGGATATTCCCGGCATGTCGGCGGATGTGCTCAAGCTGTCGAAGGAAACGGATAAGAGCGCCAAGGGGCTGGCCGAGGCGATGTACTTTATCGCGTCGTCTGGCTATGCCGGGCGTGAGGCGTTTGACGTGTTGCAACCGAGCGCGCGAGCGGCGGCGGCCGGACTGGGCGAAACCAAAACGATTGCTGACGCTGTGACCAGCGCGTTGAATGCGTACAAGCTACAGGCGAAGGACGCGGCGCGCATTACGGACATTTTGACGACGGCGGTCAAGATGGGCAAGGGCGAGCCGGACGCGCTGGCCGGGGCGCTGGGGCGTGTGCTGCCCATCGCGGCGGCCAGCGGAGTGGGCATGGAGGAAGTCGCGGCCAGCCTCTCGACGATGACGCTAACGGGATTGAGCGCAGAGGAAGCGGCCACGGCGCTGCGCGGCACGCTGGGCGCGCTGTTGGCGCCGGGAAAGCAGGCGCGTGACGCGCTGGCTGAGATCGGCTGGTCGGTGGACGAGTTGAAAAAATCGATCCGTGAGCGCGGGTTGAATGCAACGCTGGCAGATATGATGCAGCGGACGCAGGGCAATGTGGAAACGTTGGACCTCATCATCCCGAACGTCCGCGCGCTGACAGGCGTACTGTCATCGGCGGCCAGCCAGGGGGATACGTATGCTGCCACATTGGCGGCCATGTATCAAGCGCAGGGTTCGACTGACAAGGCTTTTGCCGAGTCGTCCAAGACGTGGGAATTTCAATGGGAACGGTTCAAGAACGTTCTGACTGCGGTACCCATTGAGATCGGGCAAACGACACTACCCCAGTTGACGGGCACTCTCAACAGCATCACGGCAGAGGTGAACAAGTGGGCGGAGCCGTTTGCGGCGCAAATTACGAGCTGGCTGACTCCTATTTTTGACCGGCTGCAAAGGGCTACGGCTGAGGGCGGGATCCCGGGCCTCATCAATGAAATCGGCAAGCTGATCAGCGAGGGGTGGACGAACGTTATCTGGCCCAATCTGAAAAAGTGGGCGAATGAATTCTGGCAATGGGTGACGGGCGCTAACGGTGCACAGGCCCAAGTGCCGGGCACGATGGACAAGTTGTTAGCCTCGATCCAGACCTGGTCGAATGACCCCACGACACAGGCGCAGCTGGCGCAGTTCGGTGATAGCGCCGGACGCGGGTTGGTCAAGGGCGTGGAGGGACTGGTAGGCCAAGTTGAGACCTGGACGCCGATCCTGACCAAGATGGGCAGCGCGTTGGCTGAGGCGCTGCCGGGAGTGGCGTTGAACGTGGGCGGCGCGTTCGGGGCATATTTCCTAAAGGGCGTGGCTGAGCAACTCGGGATGGAGAAGCAGTTCCAGTCCGGGCTGCAGGGGTTGATGAATATCAAATCGGCTACGCAGCAGGCAGGGGGAGCAATCAATCAGGTAAGGGGCGCAGCGAATACCGCGGTGACAATTTATGGTGGCGTGCAGAATTTTGCACAGGGCGGGCTGGCCGGGCTGCTGGCCGGGCTGGTGCCATAGGCAGTATCGGTAATTGGTGTTATCTGAACGGGGCGGGCGCACACGCAGGTGCGCCCCTACGGAGATGGCATGATTCCATTTGCGATTGACGATCTGGTGATTTCCGACGATGTGTACTGGCAGAGCGCGCTGAAGGACGTGCACGGGTTGCCGCAGGTGAGCGCGCAGCTCGCCACGCGGATCGGGCGCTGGCCGGTGTTCGCGGGAATCACACGCCCAGGGCGGCGGCTCAACCTGGTGACGCTGTGGAATCACAGCACATCGGCGCTGCGGCGGGCGGGCAAGCTGCAACTGGCGCAGTATCTCAATCCAGAACGGGAGGTGGTGCGCCGGCTGACGGTGGCGAATAGCATTGTTCCGGGCGTGGCGCCGTCGAGTGTACTGCTGGCGCTGGGGCCGTGGGACGTGGTGCGGAGCGGATCCACCTATGCGCCGCGCAATCTGTTGGACGATTCAGACGTGGCAACGGTGACGGGTGGGCTGATCTGGCAGGCTGGACAATTTGGGCAGGCGATACAAATAGGGCGGGCTGCGACTAATCTATGCACAAATCCAAGCGCCGAGACGGCCACGACGGGCTGGAGTTCGTCATGGGGCGATACCGTTTCTAGGGTAGGCACATTTTTTACCCATGGTGTATATGGCATTAAATGGCAATGGGATAATGTTTCTGGTGGAGGAATTCATTACACACAATCAGGTTTATCTACCAGCACGACCTATACTGCTAGTTTGTGGGTTTATATTCCCAGTGGGTCTGTTTCGGCAAATCCAGAAATTAGAATCTATACGACTGGGTTTGTCCTGTTGGGTTCCACGGCAATTTCGGAGCGAGATACATGGGTACGCAAATCCGTGACGTTTAATACCGGAGCAGGTACCTCGGTTCTTGTGACAGTGTATACCGCGTCACTGTTGACTAATGCTGTATGGTACGTTGATGCGTGCCAGTTGGAACAAAGTGCGTATGCAACTCCATATTGTGATGGGGCACTCGGACCGGGGCACACGTGGAGTGGAACGGTACACGCGAGCACTAGCAGCCGGACGGCGGCAAGCTGCAAATTTTCCAATCCGATTTCGACGACGGCGGGAACGATGGCGCTGTGGTGGAAACCGAGCGCGGACTATACCGGCCCGACGCGATACATTTTCTCTGAGGGCAACCTCAAGGCTTATTTCAATTCCGCCGACGACAAAATATATTTCACCGATGGCACGAATACTATCAGTTCGGCGGCGCTGACGTTCAACGCAGAGACGTGGATGCACCTGGCTTTCACATGGGCGAGCGGCGCGCTGGCGATTTACCGCAACGGATCGAGCGCGGCAGCCGGGGCAACGTATACCGCGCCGACGGCGGGCAGTTACCTGTTTTTGGGAAGCGATACAACGCCGGCGAATCAGTGTGATGGCTTGTTGGATGGCGTGCTGGTGCTGGGAGTGGCGTTGACGGCCACGCAGGTTTCGACGTTGTACAGCTCGCAGGCGGCGGACTGGAAATATCGCTGGTGCAACGTGATTTGTGAGGAGGCCCGGGCGTTTGCCATTGCCGGCGAAGAGACCGATCAGGGGATGGTGAGCACGCTGGCGGTGGATGGCGATGTGCGCTGGCGCGGCCGGGACGGATGCGACTGTTGGCGTGTGACGGGTGACACCGGCTCGGTGGTGGTGAACAATGCCGGCGATGATGACGCCTACCCTATCATTTACATCACGCCC